CTACTAGCGCGGCTGCCAAAATCAAAAGCACCACCGACCGCGTCTGCGCGTGATAGGTACTCGCTATTAGCACTCGTAAATTGAGCTCCTCCATCAGTAATAAGAGAAGGTTTATGATTTGCATCTAGCCAAAGACTTAGAGTGGAGATATCTAACGGGGAAAAAAGCTTCTTCCGTTTCTCACCAAGCGTGTTTATGTTTTGTAGTGCTTGGATGTTTTGCATAACTATGCTTTTTCTATGATTATTGCCTTAGCTCCGGATGCTTCTTCGATAACTTGAATGCTTGCGATATCTTCGCCAAGGAAACGATGTATTGTCCCACCTGATTGAATGTACTCATCGAATGATGAAGCACTTGCCGTACCGTTGTACTTGAGGTATACACCTCCGCTCACTGCGTCTACTTGAATAAAGTTTGTAGCTGAGTTCAGTGTCACTTCTGTTGAAGCTGTGATCGAAGAGTCCACGGTGACTGCTAGAGCCACTGTTGATGATGGTAACTGTACTACTTCTGCGTTATTTGCCTTTGATAGATCCATAATGTTTATATATTAAATGCTAAAAATAGACCTATTTTCTAAATAGGCCGTCCAATTTTCTATAGTTTTCCTCACTCCCGAAGGCTCGCTCTACCATCTTTCTGTTCCGTTCAATCTCCGCATCCAGGATCGCTTGAGAGCTTGCTCTTGATTTTCTGAAAGCTCCACGCACTCCACGTCCAACTTTCTTCACAACAGAGCCAACCTTGTGCTCAACCGCGTCAAAACCTGTTCTTTTTGTAATACCCTTCCCTCTCTCGTAAAAAGTCGCCATATATGTTTTTTTTAAAACTTGTAAGATTTGGCGATCTTTTTGCTATTAAAGGTTACTTCTTTTTGTCCTTCTTATCATCGAGTATGTAATCAACTGTTGCCTGAGCAGTGTTGAATAGATACGTCGACACATCGGTGAGCTGTTTCTTTGTGTAGTCCTTCCCTAGTAGAGACTGGAGAGGCTTCTTTGTTGCGATGATGTGGGCCGTATATATCTGGCCTCTGATCACTGCACAGTACTCAAATAGTGTATTAAAATTGCGGATATAAACATTACATCCACGGTACTCCAAAACTTTTAGTGTCCTTATTTCCATAGGTTTTCTATGTAGGATATGGCGATAAATAAAGTATACCACACTACGGGTATAGACTATATATTGTCAATATGAATATGTGGATAACTATGAATATGGATCAAGATCAGAGTCACTTAATTCTCCAATGTTTGTTCTTCGTTGGTATGGAGAGAATCTTGGATCCAGGACAAGCGCACGTCCCAAGTTCTCGATCATGTGATCATCCTTGTCAACGGGCTTTTCCTTCTTATCCTTCTTCTCCGCCCCCTTCCCGATGTGCTCATCCCACACATAATGTTCCATCTCCCATATCGTCCTCTTGCATGTATCAAAGAAATATAGCTCCGGAGCATCGATCATGTGTCCATTCGTCATTTTAAAGTTAAGAGCAGTCTCTATCATCTTGTTCGCTGACGTACGCTGTTTCGGTGCCCGGATGTATGTAACACCCGCATCTGAGAATTGATCGGCCCAGTTCTTCTCGTTCACACCTCGATGTTGATCATCATTAAACATAGAAGGATCTCCCCATCTGCCAATTATACGGTACTGACTGGCCTTGTTTTTGATCCTGGAGGCCATCTCTGGTATATCTTGAGGTTTATGCCATAGCTCGTCCACCACGTACTTTGTGCCGTATTTATCAATGGCCACCCACAAGACTGCATCAGGGTTACGTGGATGCGGATCAAGAAGCTCCACCACAACAAAATCCTCTGGCGTTATAGGAAACGGCTCGATCACATGTATGTCTCTTGAGAATCGTTTGTACACTCTACCAATTAGATGATGGAACTTACCGTATGCCCGAGCCTGAAGCTCGTCTTCTGGATACTCAGCCACCATTCTGACAATATCCTCGTGTTCTAAATGTCCTCGTATTCCATGTTGTTTACAAGCTGACTCTACATCAGCAGTGATATGGAACACTTTCCTTTTTACAGTAGTGGCCTCTTCTCCTTCCCGGAGTACCACTTTTGTTTCAACTTCCCCTTGCGCGAACATGTCGTAAAGGTGCGCTGATCCAGAAATCGGTGTTGCTGTAATGATAATGATACCACCCCTACGCATACGCGCGATGGTTGCCTTGAGGATAGCGTCTGGAGGCGGTTCATCAAACCATGCCCAACCGAGTGTTACACCCTCAAACTCCTTGGCTTCCTGGTTGTACGTCATGATATCGAAGTCCCACCCAGTATCAGTCTTGAAGTGACTCTCATAATGCTTACTCTCCTTTGAAGTCTCATATCTACCTTCTGGAAACCAAAACTTCAGCTCTGGCACTACGTTCTTGTCCACTAGAGCAGAGTCTGTGACGATACGTCCTCTCTTTAAGTATGGAAAATCCTTGAAAAGCTTCCCTTGAAACCACTTATTGCCTGCAGGAAACATAAGATTAGCAAGGATATTGGTTGCCAGAGCTGTCTTTCCTACACCGTTGGCCGATGATATAAACAAAATAAACGGCTCTCCTGAAGCAAACGCATCGATAAACTCCTCACCAACACCATTCGGCTCATAGTATCGGTACTTCTCTTTGCGCATACGATCAATCTTGGCCATCTTGATCTGTCTCAATCGTTCCTGTGCTTCTGCTGTCTCCTGTTCATTAAGCATGAGGTTTTATCTTAAACAGATCGGGGTCTGGATAGGTATTACCCAACACCTTCGTGGCCTTTATATCATAGTCTCCAGATACCATGATTGATTTGTTCAAGTGAAAGTACCATCGAGCGTTCAGGTAATCCCACCTGACGAGTGCAGGCTGTATAGACAATACAAAAGAAGACGTAAGATCAATAGGTACCTCAGACTCTACGATGTCACCTTCGTATATATCTTCGCCATTACTACAACTGAGCCCTGTCCTCTGGAGCACAACACAATCCTCAATCTTCTTCACTCCAAGATCAGTCACTTGCATTGGAAAACCATCAACTCCCAAGAAAATCCCAAGCTTCTTGGCCTCTTCTGTAGTGAAGATCTTTTTGCTGTGCTTATCAAAGATTTTGACTGGTACGTTCATCGATCCTTAAAGTATATATTCTCAGCATCAAAGTGCTCACACTCATGTTGAAATATGTGAGCTTTCATTCCCTCAACCCAACCTTCAAATGTTTCGATCTTCTCCCTTCCAAGCAGTCCATCCTTCAAGTATTGAAATCGTACCTTGACACTGTAAAACCTATCAACATTCTTCTCATCTCTATGAGAAAATGACATACATGCTTCCGGGACCCTGATCACATTGTTCACCATCTTCTCCTTCATAGATACCGACACTTCTGTCTTGCCATCCTTAGTTACCACATCTCTATGTGGGACCATTTTCTTGATCTTCTCTGGCGTTTCTATAACCTCAGCATTAAAGATCGCTCTACCCTCAAAAATGAAGTTCAGACGGGTAAGCTTCTCATCGTCCTGATCTCCAACAAGGTCCTTTCCAACAACAAATAACTTCCACGGCACTTTCGAGTCTGTCACCTGGCAATGAGCAAAAGCGAATGCTGTATCAAAATTGCCCTCAAATGATCCGTTGTGCTCATCAAACCAATTGATCATGTCGTTAGCAGACTCTTTTGCATCATCCCAGTCGTCCTGTGATCGTACTTCTATACTCAACGCATGTATTCCACGACCACTGTCGTGTCTATTTTTTACTATTTTCATGATCTTTTTTCCTAAAAAGCTTATAAATAACCCACAAAACGAACAGTACTGCCAAAAGCATGACAGCAAATACGATCCACAGGCCTATAACGCCCAGGATAATACCAAAAGCGAGTGTTGTTACTTCATCAAATATCATTTGATTGTTTTATTATGCTGATTATGTATCTTTTGTGCCCACTTGGTACGTAATGACCTAATGATATCCATCATTGTCCATACGATTGACTCAATGAGCATCAGTATCCTGAGCACCCAGTACATACCCCGTCCCTTCCAGGTGCCTGCGATCCACTTACTCATCGCAATGACCTTGTCTACCTCATTATCATCTTCAAGCTTGTCTGGCGTGGTCCCCGCAGTCCTGAGATCTACTTCTGATTTTTCTAGTGGCGATTGCATAAATTACTTCTTTTTAACTTTCTTAGTAAAAAATGATGTCAACTTCTCTTCTTCCTTGAGTAGATCCTCATCTGACATCTCCTGCAGATCCTTAAACTTGTGGCTAACATCAAACTTCTGCGTGATCCTCTGCCTAATCTTGTTATATTCTGAAATGGCCTTGGTTTTAGAGGAAAAATCTGCGTCCTGCGTGATCAATTTCAGTAATTGCTTGTCAACAAACGCATCATTCAAGCCACTACCTTCAAAAATCTCATTGACACGAGTCAGTATGTTCGTTCTAGTTAAGATAGAATGTACTCGAGTACGTAAGGCCCCGTATTTAACATCATTCTCACCATTTCCTACAGTAATATCAAAAGCTTCGATGTAAGCCTGCTGTCCATTCCCGAAAAACTCCTTGTCTCCCGCATAATATTGACAAAACAATTCCTCCTGTGGAGTGAGTATACCACCATGAGCTTTAATCTCTCCCTTCTTGCCTTTAACTCCTTTTCCTCTTCTCTTACCTATACCCTTTATATCTTTGTTGTCACCGTACGCTTTGTCTTTGTGGATCTGTGCTCTATGTGACTTAACACCACGTGCAGTCTTCCCGATATAGTCACATTGCGGACACTGAAGATCTTCAGTTGATTTTTTGCTTGACATAATTCCTTTTATTATATCACGTTGATGCTAGTGGTTGCACTTCTTGTGCACACACTTCCTGCAACATGGGCGCTTCCGGGGATCCTTATCCTTTGAGTGATAGTGAGCCAGGGGCTTCTTTTTCTTACAAACATTGCATTGCTTCATGGTCCTACTATTTAGTTTTGTTCATACCTCTAGTTCTTTAATTGTTAATAGGTTTTAAGACTTCTTCACACAGTTGGGTTGGTATCTTTGACCTTTCGTAAGAACCCTTGCGACCTTGCGTACCAGTCTTGCTACCTCTAGGAGCTGAAACGTGGCATTTATCTCCGTTCTTACACATTACTCTCGGTGTCCACCCCTTGTTGTTAGTCCATATATCAGTTGGCTTCATTCGATCATCTCCGTACTGACAATAAGTGACGGTATGATGTAGCGGTACTTTATCTAAAATACCCAGCTTCCTAAGTACCCCCCTTGGGTTTTCTATATAAAAGATTACGTCAGGGTTTATCTCTTGGTAATGCTTTATAATCTCAAGGGTTTTCTCAACAAGTTTTATACCCAATCTAGCCGTATCAGTCTTTGGCTTGTATGCCCTGTGACCACCTCCCCAATGGTGTCCTATTGAAGCGACACTAAAGCCAGTACAGGGTGGAGAAGCCCAGATGATGTCTGGCACAAATGGGACTTTCTTGTAATCAAACTCAAGAATATCAACAACGTAATCTATCCCACCAAACTGTTCTACATCACTAGAGAAAACTTCATAGCCAAGTTTTTCAGCTTCCTTCCCGATCGATCTGCTTCCTGCAAATAGTTCTAGTGTTTTCATACCTCTAACTCTTTAATTGTTGCTTTACCGTACAAGGGATTTACTACGTTCTCTAGGATGTCGGTTAGAATTTGATTGCAGGCTATTTCTTCTTGGTGTCCTCTGCACCACATATTTCTTC